TAATGATTTTTAAGGTATTTTTAACTTTTTGGCAGTGATACTCCATACAAGTCCATATAATATTCTTCTTCCCTTCTTGAATAGTAGTTGACTTATGTACGGTCTGCATATCACAAGGAAAACATAACATACTTCCCTTCTTTGGTTTAACTCTCAGACGTTGATTCAGGAACAATGTATCACCACCAAGGAAGTCATCATTCAAGTAAAGAATATAAGAAAAAAGAAGATGTGCATGATCAGAACTATCAATGTGCCAATCATAATAGTCTGACTTATCATATGTTCTATAAGTGTAACTACATGAGGTAGTATACAAATACTGAGCATTCCTAAGTGTAAAATACTGAGGATTATTCAAAACATAATGTAAATGTATATCAGAAAAAATATCATTTATCATCTTATCTGCACACAACATATCATGATCATACTTTGATACTTGTGACACATTAATACATGAATTATTTCTTACCTTTGACCTTTCCGTATTCTTTGTCAAATATTCATCATGTAATGTAGATCCTTGTATAAGTGAAACAATAGTATCACACACCTGATCAGATACAACATTATCATATTGCCAAATGAATGGTGTATATTCAGACCAATTGTGTTTTTTGATAGTCATTACCACAATACACCCATCCCGTACAAATATACTTATTATCAGACTTAGGAACACAACCACGATGTAGATAAGTCCAGGTGGCAGGGAAGATACACAATCTACCTTGTTTCGGACTGATCTTTAATCCATTCATGAACTCAGTATGTCCACCTTCGGATACATCATTCAAATACCAAATATAAGTAAGCATTCGGGCACCCAGGGTTTTCTTGACCACAAAGTCATGATGCCAATCATAGTGTCCACCTTCACTCTTAAGATACTTTTGTATCTGATATCCAGTATCATTCACAATATCCTCGGACGTATAATAGTGCATGACTGGATTAATACCTTTAATATGTTCGGTATAACAATTCAGATTTGTTGTCAGATGTTCGAAGAATATTTTATCCTCTTCTTTCCAGTCCTCAATATAGTTCTGTAACCACAAATCATAGGTCTTCTTCATCTTCTCATCATGGCGTCGGGCATAGCCAACAGTACCAGGTCTTCGACGATCATATGGTTCGGACTCAAACTTCTCTATGACATGTCTACAATAATCACCACTTAAATCATTATCCTTAATATAAACAAATGGATCACTTTTCATCATAAACACACTCTCTACTCTTCACATAGGTCAACTGCTTCCAACTCTCTGGATAACAAACCACAAGAGTATGATACTTACTATGAATAGGACAGTGTTCTACATCATCACAGTGCTTGTCCTTGGTTCCAATCTCAATAGTCAGATAGGACGAATCCATAAAATAGATCCATCCTTCTATCGGAGACTTATCTCTATTCCACTTAACATAATCATTTAACTTGGGTTCATAAGGCATTGCATCAGAGGATTAAGGTTGAGTGACATACTAGTATAAGGCGTCGTATCTTCTATTCTTACTTCTTTACCGATTGTTTTTGAATTAATTGGGGCATGGAGACACTTTGTTTTAGTATTATAGAATCCCCAGATAGTACGTGTCGGAGCACCATGATTGTAGTCAAACCTACGATGACATAAAAGCCAAATAGCAATAACATCACGTTTAAATTGTACCTGTTCATAGGAATAACCTTTGGGAGGATCATGCGGTACGAATAATTCGCAGTCGTCTTGGATTGACACCATCATTGAGTTTTGCATCATACAATTCCTTACACTGAGGACGAGTGAGATTTTCTCCTACTGCATACCATCCAGTAGTCTGTTCTTCCTCTAACTTATAAAGTTTAGGTTGTTCCTGTGGTTTAATCGTAAATCCTTGTGCCATGTGTATTAAGTGGTGAACGAATCAATAATGCCCGACTCATAATCATCCTGGAGAATGAACTTCTGGGCACTGACGACATTCTGCATGATCAGATGATTATATTCATCATCATATGTAGGTTCGTCTGCAAGAATACCAAATGCCTCGGTATCACTCTCCGCAATGAGATTAATCACCCCACCATATTCAGAAGAAGGAAATGGCACCCAGTAATCAACAATGTATAAAGATTTCATTAGAGTCGGTTGTTTTCCTTTTTAATTTTAGTCTCTTCCTTTGTATTTGTCAACAACTGATACTGTCGTTGTAACTCATACTTGACTGGTAATAAATGTGAACTCAGAAACCCCTGATACTGTAGTTCCTGTGTCAGTACAAGTAGATTGTCAATTTGTATCTGTGCCAGAATGATTCGCTCTTTGTTGTTCATAGAAACTCCTGCATGTAATAGTCCAACGTAACCTCAAGTTCGGCAGCCTTCTTTTCTAACAAAGAATCAGTATATTCCTTTGCCTTTAGATAATCATCGTGCTTTTGAATTTCGGTTTCGGAATGTTGCATAAAGTCAGAGAAAGATTGAAGAAACTGTCGAATGTCTTCGTCGTTCATATTAGAAAATTTGGGATGCACTCAGTTTAGCATGTAGTCTAATCAATTCTGAAAGAGTGAGAGGTAAATTCATACTCTCTAAATCAATGCTGTCCATCAGTGATAATAAAGCATTGATCTCTTTCTGGGACAATTCAACAACTTCCATTAGAACAACTCCAATTGAGAAAACAGTACATGATCGCAACAGGAATCATCATCCTGTAAATCAATCATATCAGTGTCAACATGTTTGACCAGTTTGTCAAAAAGAAAATTAACAAACTCACGGTTCTCTTGAGTAATCATTGTGGGGTTCCTCACATTCATGCAACTACGGCACTCTGAAAATATAAACCAATGTTCTTGGTCATGTCAATCAGTGCATTCTGAATTTCATTCAGTTCTTCCTGATCTGCATCCGTCTCATAGAAATCAACAATATCAAACTCATTAAAATTTACATATCCATCCTGATAAATGGGAGCATAATAGAGATCACCCTCCGTGCAAACAGTATAAACACAACCGTGGTCCTCAACGGTCAGAAATGCACCAGTGAAGTCAATCATGAGAAAAAATTGTGAATCAGAACTACAATCAGAGCAAAGAAATAAAACATCAACAGGCAGCAGGGAAATACTCCTGAGGTTCAGTCAGGAAGTCAGTCACCTCATATCCAATGTCAAGACGTGCCGCAACAGTCTCAACCATTTCCTTACGGGACATCAGACGCACAGACTTGGCATCTCCCATAAACTTGAGAGTATAAACAAACTTATCCGTCAGAATGTTGTGAGGACGGAACTCAACAACCATTGCCTGAGACTTGCCTTTGGAGGTCAGTTGCATGGGGTGTCTTGCGTTGATGAACTTATTATAGGGCATGGAGCGGATCAGGGGAAGTGGTATTGTGCCACTTCCACAACTGGTCAGAAGATCTCAGTCCAACGCTCGTGCTGTACCTTGCTGATCCGACCTTCCTTCAGCATGTTGTCACATACATTACAAAATACTTCAAACTTCTGGAGACGAGTGAGTTCGGTGCCCTTGGCAGTCTCACCGATGACCTTGAGAAGATTTCCTTTGAGCACGGGTGATTCCCTTGATTACCTTAGTATTATACTGCCTCCCGCCAGCGGTTCGGGAAGAATCGTACCACTTCACCAGCTGGCACACCATGCTTGTCAATCAAATACATCTCATATAACCTTTCTTCCTCCTCCCGTGCCTCAATCTCATGTGGTTGATACCAATACTCCCAATTCTCCACTGGTACTTTAGAATAACACAATTTTCCGTATCGCTGTCGCAGCGAACCACGTATCCACTGTGCCATGTGGGTCAACTCATGCAAAAGAGTTTTTATATACGTATCCCGATCCATGTGGGTGTCCAGTTCTATCAGAAAGTGACGTGGGCGATAAGTCTCACCCACAACATCACAATAACCATTTACACCCTCACGTTTCAATCCACGATGAATAATATCCACCGTAATCTTATGACGTGGAAAGAACTCATTCAGAAACCAAGAGGTAACATCCTCACAGGTGACCTTAGGATAACCGTATCCACTAATGTAGAGAATAGACATGTGCCCCAATGTAGAAACCAGATGAAACTTGAAATGAAGATGAGTTTATGAGTTGCAGTCAACCCCATGCCTCCATAAACTCACTCAGGTGATAAGTGTCATCGGTACAAGTCTCATCAACTAACTCATCATATGTCATGTCCTTCAGCATGGTGAGATAAACCTCTGGCGCAATGTCCGCGTCAGGATCATAATCATCATGACATAAAAACACATACTCATTGTAAAGTGCTTCAATCAGGTTTTCTCTTGATGGGTTCATTTTCTTTGTTGAGATGATTAAACCAGGGTGAAAAGAGTGCCAGTGCTGCCCAGGCAAAACCAGCACTAATGATAAGAAAGTAAATCAATGTTAGATGTAAGTCATTACCATGACAACACGACGCTCAGATTTTGGTGTTTCCTGATAGTGCAATTTGGAAGAATCGAATATAATGATGTCATCTTCTTCTGGAGAGTGACTATCCGTGCCGACAAAAGTTTTACCTCCAGCATTTGTAAAATACACCAACATGTTTTTGTGTGGCATATCAACAGAATTATGGTCTTCGTGAGGATAACCTGCTATTTGTCCATTAGGATCTGGATGCGTCGCATTAAAATTACACCTTAAAATAGACCGAATGTAAAGGTTTTCATTTTTTCTGTTTGCTACTAGAAGACCATATAAAAATCTTTTTACTAATTCATAGGAGTTAGAAGTAATTTCGGGAACTAGATTGTAATTATTGGGATCAAGATATTCAAATGCACGACCTTTCGCATAGTAAGATGGTCTATTAATGACAGTGTGCCCATAAACAGGAATGTTTCCATAATTATCCAAACTGTCAAGAGGAATTCCCGATCGTTCAAAATGATATTCTAATTCTCCAGGATAGGAATTGAAATACTTTCGTGGATGATTAGAAGCTGCTGGACAATAACTCCAACTAATGGTATTACCTAAAGCAAAGTTTTTAAGATTTTTGTAAGTTTCTCCCTTTGGATTGATAAGTTTTTTAATTGTCATGCCACCTCATCATCAATAATCAAAGAATCATCGGGTAGATTGTTTGCACGAACTTTCATCCTGTTCAATTTAGAGATTTCCCACCCATTTGCCTCTGCATCGTGTACAACACCATCAAGTTGACGGCGTTCGCTTTCGGTGTGGTAGTGACGTTGGTCATTCATAATTTGTCCTCAAATGAACATAAACATCATAGCACATCAACGTGCATAAAGATATCCACCAGCCCAGTCTGCATGTTCCAGCAACCACTCACGCTGCTCAATGATTCGCAGATCATAACGAACACCTTTGGCGGGTGCTTTGAACGATGCAGACTTATAGACTTCACCAGTCTTCTTGTCTACGAAGGCATGAACACTGCGGGAACCGTGAGCATCCATGATGATCTTGAAATACTTACGTCCTTCCTCAGGGTAGAACTTATAAACAGGTGCTTCATGACGACCGATTTTACCATGGTTGCGGGACTTGAAGTTGTCCACCAGGGCATCACACAGCATCAGAGTCCACTTA